TCAGTGAATCCAGTAGCCACCACGACAGCGAAAAGCCTGCCCCCCCGTCTTGCCGCCATCTTTTGCACTGGCGTGCGAGATCGGTTTCACCGCCCCGGCAATTCGCCGGAGCTGCGACTGTCGCTCCGCGAGCCCGATGGCTGCGGTCAGGAAGGGAGACATCCCCCGTGCGGCGGCGGTCAGCCACATACGCTCAATGGACTGCTGAACCTGCCGCCGGTCGAGGGGGGCACCGGCACGTGTGAAGACGCCGAAGTCGAGCGGGGCATCAAAGGTCGTCGGGTGAGGTGTGATCTTCATTACTTCACGTCTCCAAGGAACGGGAGAGAGGTCGGGGACGGCGCCGTGGTCGGCGTCCGGACGAAGTCGGCCGCGGGCTGGTTGAGCCCGGCGAGAGTCCAGCGGATGTTCCAGATCGCCTCCTGTGCCTTCCGTTTGGCGACAGCGGCGGACGGGCGGCGAGGCCTCTTGCGAGGGGGGCGGTTCTTGTCGATCAAGCGACACCCCCTTTCATCGCCAGGGCCAAGACTTCCTCGGCGGTCGTCAGGTCGTCGAGCCGGATCTGCTTGACCGGGAGGCACCACATCGCCGGGTTCGCGGAGTGTCCCATCTGCTTTCGGTTGAACTCCTGAGCAGCGCACCGGCCGACGACGTTCGGCACCGGGAGCGGCCACGCATCGGGCGGCAGGTCGAATGCGTCCTTGGGTTTCCACCCCTGGACGTTCACCTTGACCACCACGAAGCCGTCCGCGTGGATCGCCACGACCGCCCAGCGGATCTCCTGCTGGTTCGGGTGGAGGGTCGCCGCGTGCCGCATTGCCCGGACGTTCTGGATCGCGGCGAGGAGAGCGGCGTCCCCCTTGGGCATCCCGAACGAGTGGGCGCCGGGGAGCGCCCGGCAACTCGTGGGCTTGAAGTGGGGATCGGTGATCCGAACGACCAGCGGCACCGTTGACGGTGGGGTCGCCTCGAATTCCCTGTTAAAAGCGGTAGGCTGGGAGACGATCCGAACGAGACGTTCTTGACCGCGCGTAGGCTGAGCGATAACCTCAATCATGTTCTTGGGTCTTTCAGTAACGGGAAGGGCATCGGGAACTCCAGGCCTCTGGCGACTCCACATCGCCGGAGGCTTTTTTTACGCGCGGAGAGATGCGCGGACCGCTTAGCCCGCGGTCGGGCGAGTGCTTGTCGGGGCAGATCCATCGTTGCCTAAGAGGGCTGCTTCATGCGGTACGGGTCAGCCGGTCATCCTGAGCGCGGCGAGCATCTCGAATGCTCTGGGGCGGGCGTTGCACCCGCAGATCCCCGTCCGGTTGCGATGCCGGATTACGCAGTGCGGGGAAAAAAGAAACCACGCTTCAGCGGCATGGCCTCCGCTTGGCGTGGTTTCAAAAAAACCGGGTCCCGTGGGACGCCGAGTTGTTCAGGTTGTTGCGTCTCACCCGGGCCATCAGGTTCGACGGGACGCACTATGCGCGATGCCTACTCCAGTCGTCAAGCGAATTACGCAAGTAGTCGCCAGTATTCGTGGCGTCGTCGGTCTTGATTCTGGAGGGAGAATGGTGCCACAGTCCGAGCCTCTTATGGCAAAAAAGCAGGCATCACCGACCAGCCTTCGCCTCGACCCTGAGAACGAGCAGGTTTACCGAGAGCTCGCTGCGCAGATTGGGATCTCGTTTCCCGAGTGGGTTCGTGAGACCCTGCAGGACCGCGCGGCCAAGCAGAACGAATGGATCAAGACAGGCCGGGCGTTCCGTGACAAGCGGGGCCGGTTGCAGTTCCTCGACGACTTCCCGCCGGAGGAACAGGAACGGATGGCGAAACTCCTGAAAGGGAAATGAGAGGGCCGAACGATGCGATACCTGATCGTCTTCTGCGTGCTAGCCGCTACCGCTGCCGGCTGCTCCAAAACGACCGAGCCTGCTGCGCAAGCGACGCCAGCCACGCAACCGTCTTCGCAAGAGCCGCGCAAGCCCATAGCCACCACTACGCCCATTCCGGCGGAGCCCGTAGTTGAAGAACCTCCGGTGGATCCGAACGACCCGTTGGCCGCCTTTCGGACGTCCAAGGGGCCGGCGACATGGCGACCCGACTTCAAAGGCGACACACCCGGCGTGTTGTCTATTCGCGACTTTCGGACGTCACGCAAGCCGCTCGTCGAGACTCCCCACTCGCTTATGGGCGTTTCGGTTCCCGGGGTCGTGGACGCCATCATCCTTGAGGACCAGCTGACGATCGCCAATAAGCGAGTCAACGAGGCGAGCTACACCTTCGTTGACGGGGTGCTCGCACGGATACGCCTGACCTTGGCCGGGGACAGCCACGATGACGTCAAGGCCGCACTCACTGAGAAGTATGGCAAGCCGACGCCGTCAGGAACCTGGGACGGTGCCGATGGAAACGTCTACCTTCGCAATTCGGGCCCCGGCATTGAGGTCGTGTACAGCGACGACACGCTCTCTGCCGAGCTGGATCAACGCGAGAAGGCTGCGACCTTGGCCGCGGATCAATCTAAGGCGAAGACGAACGCGAAGGACCTGTAGTTCACGATGGGTTGCTCTTGCCCCTACGCTTGGCGGACTTTTGCTTCTTACTGCCGGGCTCCTCATGATGATTGCCCAAGTCGGGCCGATCTGAACATTCGGCGAAGTGGAGCATAATTGACGACAGCTGCGTTTGTAGGGCGCATCGTGACGACATGAAATTAGATTTGGCTGGCTCCCAACGCATCGTTGACAGCGTGGAAGGTTCGGTATACGAGCCTTCCATCATCTTGCGGCGTACCAAATCCATATTGCTTAAAAAAAGCTTGCATCGCAACAACGTGCCTGGATTGTGGTCATCAGTTCCAAAAATTAACAGGTAATTGCGAAGTTCGTATGCCTCGCGGAGCAGGTCAGGTCCAAGATCCAAATAGAGCGTGGTCAGCAATAAGTTTAGGCATTCAAGAGAAATGGTACGACTCGCCGCCCTCTGTCCTTTGTCAAATGCCTCGATCGCGGCGATTGTGCCTGAAAGTTCGGTGCACAAGGCATTGACTTTCTTCACATTCTGCACGCCGGAGGCTCTCTCCGCGTTTAGCCACTCACGATCCAGGAAGTCTGAGACTGGACTGTCACTCCGGTCCGGTTCGCGCTCTATGCGTTCAATGATGTGTTTCACATTCTCGCAGAAATCGACCACTTCGCCTGGCTTCGTTCCATAGATCGTCGTCCAGTATCCGCTGAGGTCGGAAGGAATATGATTCATCCCCCTCGCAACTACGATTGTCCTTCGGCTAAGGGAGTGTCGCACACCAAGCTCGTAAAACACGTTAGCGTTGCGATCAGTCACATCGGCCAAGACAATTCGCGCATTTCGGAGGCGTTCTAAGATGCTCCCTATAAGGCTGCCAGTTGTCGGGGTGGCGCGTTCGCATTCGTAGCCTAAACGTGTGACCGCGGGTTTGAACACGTTCTTGTACGTGTCTGACCAGTCGGCCTCCGAGCATGACGCCGTTGCGGAAAAAGGCATGATGACGAACACATCGCGTGAAGCCTGCATTCAAAATAACTCCATGTCCGTCTTTGCTGGCCATCGAATTGTTCGCTTCAATAACCGCAGTTGACCAGCGGTGGATGGAGGGTGCGGTGTTTTGGAGGTGCTGTCAACCACAAGCCTAGCCTAGTCAGGCGTGTGGTCACGCCTCGACCTTGAACCGCACGCCCAGCGGTTTGACTGAGTCGTCATCGAGAACGGCCAGGATCTTCACGACCGTCTCCTGCTGATCGGGGCGGACCTGCCAGCTGTGGCCGCGGAACCTCACTCCCGTTCCGGCCTGGATAGTCTCACCGTTGATGACGGTGTTCTCTGCGACGACCTCGATCGACTCCGGGGGGATCGTGACCGTTCCACCCTCCATGACCTCGGCCGTGGCCGAGACGATCAGGCGGAGTTCTCCATTTCCGCCATCGAGTGGCCGGGAGTTCGGGTCCATGTCGTCCGGGTCGAAGTCCGCGAAGTAGCTGTCATCCTCGCCGACGGAGACGTGGATCGGCTTGCGGGTGCAGGTCTCTAGCACGATGGGGGGCTCCCGGTTGGTCGCGGATGGCCTCCGACTCGGAGCTGCCCGCGGTGGCGGTAGGTTCTAAATCGTTCCCGGGCGAGAGCGAGGCGCGTCCGACCGGCGGCGGTCGTGAGCCTCGGACGGGGGCGAGCGCGACCGGTTCGGGTGGCACCGGCAGCCCGGTACAAGCGCGGCCGGTCCTGGGCGGCGGAATACTTCCCCTCCGCTTCCACGTCGAAGTAGATCCCCTCGGCGGTCGCCGACAGTTCAACCTCGATCCGGGCGGAGGCGAGTAGAGACGCCACCAGGCGACCCACGGCGGACGACTCGATGACGAACGTGGCCTGAGTCGGAACGGAGCACTGGGGGGAGGCTGTCGCCTCGCAGATGCCGACGGCGGTGGCCTGGAGGGGGACGGACGTCTGAGCGGATCCCGACGCCTGCATCTCCCCGGCGATCGTGGCCGAGGTCCCGGCGCCGCAGAGGGGGGAACCGGTCGCCGACACTTCAGCCGCTATGGTCGCGGTCGCTGCGGCTCCTGCCGTCATCTGGCCGGATGCCGTCACGCTGGCGGCGATCGTGCATTCGAGGGAGGCGGACAGCCCCATTGTCCCGGCGGTGGAGACCTCGCACTCGATCGAGGCCTCGGCGGCGAGTCCTGCCCCCATCTGGCCGGAGGTGCTGAGCTCGGCCGCGATCGTAGCCGTGAGGGCTTCTCCCGCCCCCAGTGTTCCGTCGACCGCTGTCGCTCCGCTGAACGTCGCCGTCGTCGGCTGTCCCGCCTGCAGGCTTCCGGATGCGTCTGTCTCTCCGGCGATGGTCGCCGACAGGGGGGAACCGGCGGAGGGGCTTCCCGCAGCGGAGAGATCCCCGCTGATCGTGGCCGAGGCCGGCACCCCGGTGATCGCGGTCCCGCTGGTCGAGACTTCCCCCTGAACCGTCGCGGAGGCGGTGAGACCGGCCTGAGCGGATCCGGAGGCGGTCGTTTCCCCCTCGATGGTCGCCGAAGTCGGGACGCCGACCGACAGCCCACCGGATGCGGAGCAGCTTCCATCGATCACGCACGCCCCAGGAATGCCGCAGGAGGCTCCGCCGGTCGCCGAGACCTGGGCATCGAACGAGGCGGACATCGGGGCGGAGGCCTCAAGCGTCGCATCGGCAGCGGACTCCGCGGCGATTGTGGCCGAGAGGGCCGCGCCCAGCAGGGCGGAACCGGTCGCGGACGTCGCTCCGGCCGCCGTGGCTGAGGTCGGGGCTCCGGCCTGCAGGGTGCCCGACGTCGAGACCGCGCAGGCGATCGTCGCCGAGAACTTCCGGTCGATGCGGTAGTCCGGGACGGTGTAGTCGATCGAGGAGAAGTCGGCGGGCATCGGTCCTACTTCGTGGCGGCGAGGCGGAACAGGTCGTCCACGTTGTCGTCCGTCCAGTTGAACATCAGGGCGAGACCGTCCACGGTCTGGTGATCCCGGCGGACCTCTGCGGCGGAGAACTCGTCAGCCAGGTCGGCGTCCTCTGCGGCCTCGATGTATGCCTCCAGGGCCGACAGCGTGTCGCCGTACTGCGGGGCGCCGGGGACGATCAGCGTCTCCCGCATCGCCTTCCGGAGCTGGAACATGTAGACCGACTCCGGGCAGTACGGAGCCTCCCAGTCCCACCCCGTCAGGATGCTGTTCCCCAGGTCCTGCGCCTCCTGCGTGGTACCCTCGGCGAAGTCGATCCGGTCCCGGGCGAGCCCGACGAACGGGACACCCGCTTTGACCAGTCGGCGGGACAGGTCCTCCGACCGTCCGCGGAACTGCTGCATCTGTGCAAGGGTCGGGATCAATTCCACACCTCACCGCCGAGGGAGTAGTAGTAGTACGTCGAGTTCCCAGACCCGGTCGCCAACTCAGTGACGTAGTAGATCGCGTATCCGGCCGTCGCCGACACCGACATCGGGAAGCCGTCGCCAAGGATTGCCGTGCTGTTGAAGTCCATCACGAGACTCTGAGACGTCGTCGACGTCCCCATCCCGAGCCGAGCCCCCTGCGTTCCAGCCCCCGAGGACGTGAAAGCCCCCTGGAAATTGAGCAATACCGAGTGCTGAGCGATGCACGTCACCCACTCCAGCGTGTGCGTGCTCTGGTTGTTCCAGCCACGGACAGGACTGTTCACCGAGTAGGTGTGCGACGTCGTGTCCAATCTGTAGAAGTGCCTCCGGATCGGATGCCAGAGGTTTGAGACGAATCGTCGGACCGCCGAATCCTCCGTTGTGCTGGTCCCCGTGGTCCGGATCGTTCCCAGAAGCGTCCCCTGGTACTGGCCGACCGAGTCCCCCGACCGCACGGCCGTGAAACTGACGTCGTTGACCCAGATTCCGTCCTTGAGGCTGACCGCCTTGTCGCGAGTCGTGTCGTTCGTCCAGACGGGCGCGAGGTCGATTGCGACCGCCCCCGAGGAGAGGTAGGCGAAGACGTCGTAGTTCCTGCCGCTGGTCAGCGACGCGAGGGATCGCGACAGCTGGGCAAACTTGTACGGCACCCACAGCGAGCCGTTCCAGATCGTGACCGTGTCGCCGCGCCAAGGGGCGAGGTAGATTGTCGACGCCCCGGTCACGTCCCCGATCTTGTTCGGCGTCCCGCTCTCCAGCGTGAGCCGGCCGCAGACCGTCTTGCCGAAGTCGTTCAGCGAAACGATCAGGTCCCGCTCGTTCTGCGCGGAGATCCCCGCCCCGTTCCGGAAGTAGCCGGTAGACGGGTCGAGAAACGCAGACATCGCGCGGACCGTGTCGGCCATCAGTTCCTCAGTTCAGTGTGACGTCGAGTTCCCCGGCTTCGAACTCCGGGAAGAGTCCCTGCGTGATCGTGAGGGACGCACCGACAGCGGCGTGCAGGAGCATGTTCCCCGACGTCGAGGCGTCGAAGACGGCGGCGTGCGTCAGCGTCCCCCAGGACCCCGAGGCCGCGGGCCCTTCGAAGTCCGCGGCGTTCGCCGTCGCGCCGCCGCTGGCCGCGTTCCAGGAGTTGAGGGCGGTCCGGCTGTAGTTGTTCCCGCTGGGCTCGGCGAGGCCGGACGCGTTGTCGGTAGGGTTTGCCGTCGAGAAGCCGACGTAGAGGTTCGTCGGAACCGAGTACGCCGACCCCTTCAGCAGATGGTCAAGAAGCTTGTTCCCCAAGTAGTCCGAGACCCCGTTGGCCACCCAGGTCAGGACGAGACTGCCGGCGATGAACCGTGGCCGGCGACCGGTCGAGACGACCAGCGAGGACGGGTTGGACAGTGCCGCATAGGCGAGCATGTTCCCGGAGGTGAGCGAGTCGAAGAGCGCCCAGTGGGTGATCGTGCCCCAGTTGCCGGTCGCCCTGGGGAACTGGACCGCGTTCGTGTTGGCGGTCGATCGGCTCGCCGCAGCGTTCCAGGTGTTGCACGCGACCCGGGCATACGACCCGCCGGAGGGTTCGGCGATACTCCCGCCTCCTTCCGTCGGATCGGCCGTCGAGAGGGCAACGTAGATATTGCTCGGCTGCGTGAACGCCCCGACCTTCAAGACGTGGTCGAGCAGTTCGTTTTCGGCGTAGTTGCTCAGGCTTCCCATTGTTCATTCCTCCGGTCCGGTGAGAACGGCCAGCGCCTTCGCCCGCCGATTGCCGATCGCCCGAACATGCCCGGGGATCGTGGACGTGTCTCCGACGTGTTGGCACAGCGAGGGGGAATGGACCCACTTCGACAGGCCGAGGTCATGGCAGACCCGCGCCACGCAGACGTCTCCGCCCCAGATGTCCGGCGCGACCTGGTTCCCCTTGATCCCCTTCCAGCCCATCGCGATTCGATGCTTCACGAACTTCTCGACGGAGCTCCGGGGCATCGCGAGAGCCACGCTTCCCCAGAACAGTCGCTCGGCCTCGACCCGGTGCCAGCCGGCCGTCTCCTGGTGGTAGACCTTCGACGTGTAGAGAGAGGCGAAGCCCAGCCGCGGTTCGGCGAGGACCCCGGAGCGTTCAACGAACTCCCGGGCGCCGGGAACCATGATCGCGTCGTCCTCGAAAGTAAGGATCTGCTCCGCCGTGCCGGTCAGCGCCCCCTTCAGGAGGTCGTACCAGTTGTGCCAGACGCCGAGCCGCTGGGGCCGCTGGACGATCGGGAGTTCCTCGAGCCCGGAGAGGTCGGTCCCCGGTTCGGCGAAGATCGTCGGCGTCCATCCAGCAGCCACAATCGAGGCGACGCATCGCTGCAGCGTCGGCTCCTGCCGGGGCGCGGTCCGGATACCAACAAACCATGTGACCGGCTTAGCCAGATAGGCGTCCTCGGCGTCGCAGGCCTCCAGGATCATCCGGCGGGCCGATTCCTCGGAACCTGCCACCCCTTTGAGAGCGAGGCCGATAGAGATGGCCTGCCGCTGCAGCCAGTTCGCGTGCTCGGTGTTCCGGGCCAGTGCCTCGGCGTTCTTCCGCATCCGGCGGCCGTACTCGTGGAGAGGGCCAGGGTCGCGGAGCGAGAGCGGTCCGAGGTTGTTCATCTCCTCAAGCGTCGCGTTGCAGAGCGGGCAGGTCGTCGTGAGGCCGATCGCCTCTTTGACCCGGCGGCCGACGCCGTAGGACGGGCGGAACTGGCCAGGACGAGAGAGGCGGGTGGGCTTCGAAGCAATCGGGATCGCCTCGACGTCGACTTCCTTCCCCGTGCTCAGGAAGGCGATCACCTCGACGCAGTCGAAGCCCTGCCGATGCCAGCCCATCGCGAGGCGCAGCCGCTCCGCCTTCGGCTGAGAGTTATCAGCCAACCGGGCGGCCATTCGTGGAAGGAGTTGCTGTCCCATGCGTCAGTCAAAACAGAAGAACGTGTGCGAACCGCCTTCGCAGTCGGTGAAGGAAACGGTGATCGAGAGCGGGTCGCAGTCGAGGACCGACAGGCTGTTGAAGGTCTGGTAGCCGTGGCACGGGCCCCCGGCGATGAAGAGGGCCGCGACGTAGTCCCCGGTCCCGGTGCAGTCGAGGAACAGACTCCAGGTCCGCCCCTCCACCACGAAGTCCCAGACCCACCGGCGGAGCCCCGCCATCGGGTTCGTGACGATCGCGTTTCCGCCGCCGTACAGAGACTCCATCGTGAGGGAGGCGTCGTGACAGGCGTCGCAGTCGGCGCCCCCACCCGAGCCGCATTCGATGTCACCGCACGCTGCGTCGGGCGTGAAAACGCGGTTGCTGATGCCGAGGGTCTGGCACTGGGCATTCGTCACGCCATCAAGGCAGTTCGTCGCATTGCCCCAGCCTTCGAAGCAGCAGGCGCCGGTCGGATCCTCGGAGCTCGTGTCGGTCCCAGTTCCGCCCCCGGTGCCCGTGCCCCCGCCTCCAGTTCCCCCCGTACCAGTTCCGCCGCCACCCGTGCCGGTCCCTCCTCCGCCCGTTCCTGTGCCACCGCCTCCGGTTCCCGTTCCCCCACCAGTCCCGGTGCCACCTCCTCCGGTCCCCGTCCCACCTCCGCCGCCGGTGTCGGTGCCGCCGCCCCCGCCAGTGTCAGTGCCGGTTCCGTCTCCCGTTCCGGTGTCTGTGCCAGTCCCCGTTCCGGTTCCAGTCCCGGTGCCCGTCCCGCCTTCCCCGCAGTTCTTGCCGTCACCGGCCGCAAGCAGGTTCTTCGGCTTGAAGGTGATTGCGAGGTCGCCGAAGTCCTCGACCGTGAATCGGTCGTCGAGCGAGCCCACAGAGACGCAGGGGAGGGCGAATGTCTCCCCGTTGTCGATCATCCGCTTGAGCAGTTCGCAGTCATACCAGACCTCCGATTCGAAGTTCGCGAACTCCGACGGTCCCGGGCTTCCCAGGGTCCAGTCCCGCGAAACCATCTCTGCCTTGAGCTTGAAACGCCGCTCCTCGGCCAAGAGGTCGTCATAGATCCAGACGATCAGCCCGTTCGACCACGCGAAGGGGTAGCCGAGCGTTTCGCACTGGTTGTAACCGCCACCCGTTCCAGTCCCGGTTCCAGTGCCCGTGCCGGTCCCCGTTCCCTCCGGCCGGTACTCCTCCGACTCGCAGGCCTCGGAGATGTAATGGTACGCCCAGCGGCGATTGCACAGGTCGAAGCCTTCGTTCTCCGGATCCGGATCGAAGTTGGCGAAGGCCGGATAGAGCATGAACGGGATGTCGTCCCGCAGGGTGTAGTTCCCCTGCCACCCGGCCGGCGTTTGCTCAATGGGGATCCGGGGCGGCGTTCCCGTCAGGTAGCCGAAGCGGTCCGGCGCCGGGGACAGGTCCGCGTAAATCTCCGATGGGAAGTTGATCGTCTGCTCGGCGAGCTCCGTCGTGCAGCGGTCGCAGCCAAAGAACTCGTCCGGCGGGTAGACCTTCGCCGAGATCAGGATCTCGCACGGGATGGGACTCAGGGCCTCGGACCATTTCGTTCGCCGCAGACGCCAAGCGCAGAGGCAGTCGATGAACCGCTCCTCGTCGGCGAATTCCCACTCCGCGACGATCTCCTTGCAGGGCGTCCCCGACGCCAGCTCCATCGTCAGCTTCCGCAGAGGACGATTGAGGACGTACTTGTACCGAGCGTCACAGGCGTCCGGGTCGTACCAGGAAAACGTCTTCGTTTCCCATATGCAGTTCCCGACGTGATAGAACCGCGAGGCGAGGGAGGCATTCTCCCAGTAGATGTTCGGTGCGTCCGGCTCGCTGGGGGCCAGATACATTCCCCAGAAGCCTTGCCGAATCTCATTGATCCGGCAGCAGCCGACCGACGCGCAGTCCTCGCTCACCGTCCCTTCGTAACAGTCGTCGCACGACACCCCGCGGAGGTCGTAGCCGAACGTCTCATCGTCTTCGTTCAGCCCGCGGATGATCTCCCACTGTCCCTCCACGCCAGGGAGTTCCGCTCCCTCGCACCGGCTGACCTCGATCCCCCGGGAGAAGAACACGGTTACGCGGCGGTCCTGAGCGATCATGCCGCCCGGGTTGTAGGCGTTGACCGTTTCCGAGGAGTCCATCGAATCGAGACGGACGACACCGCACGTCTTGGAGTTGATCTGCTGAGTCGCGAAGGCGTGATGCAGCGGAAGCACATTCGCCGCTGGCGATTGCCCTTGCGCACCCGTCTGGATCGTCCGCTCACGCACGATCTGCAGGAGGACGTCATAGACCGACCTCGGGACTAGAACTCCGTCGCTCATGCTCGGTCGAGGATTTCCTGGATGGGGTCGTAGTCCGCCTCGGCGAACGGCTTCCGCTCGATGTAGGTCGGCGTGGTCGTCAGGAGCCCCGACGGGTTGAGCCAATGGGCCTGCTGAATCGGCATCCCCTTGACGGTGATCGGCTCTTTCGTCGACCGGTCGTCCGCGGTGCGGAGCATGTTGAAGCCCTTGTTCGCGATCTCCAGATCCCAGCCGTCCAGGTTGGTGTCGAGAACAAAATTGACTTCGACGAACTCGATGTCGTTCTCCGTCCGCTGGTTCGAGAAGCCCATCGGAATGAACCGCACCGTTCCCTCGGGGAACACGGCGCGGATCGGATCGGAGATGTAGATCGGGTCTTTGTTCTTGGTCCGGCGAAGGGCGCCGTACCAGGCGGGGACGATCGGCAGGTTCGCCCGGACGCGAATCTGGTCCCGCTCCACTTCTTCCGTCATCTCCAGCGGGTCGCCGGCCGTGTTCTCGTAAGCGCGGTCCTCGGAGTCCTTCAGGGCCGGCTTCGTCTCCCGGACGATGATGCCTTCGATCGTCGGGGGGCGCTCCAGCGGGTTCGGAATGAGCCGACGCTCTTTCTCCTGCTTCGACTCCGCCCCGTTGCCCCAGTTGAGGTTCACGACCCAGAGGCCGAGGTGCCGCTCTCCGTCCCGGTTCGGCATCACGCCGCGGCACGTCACGCCACGGTTGCCGTAGAACGCGTCCGGGTGGAGATCGCCTTCACTGACACCGAGTGCCGCCAGGACCTGGGGCTCGCGGTCGTTGAACGGATCGTCGCTCCGCACGATCCAGGACTCTGTGCCGCTGATCGCGCCTTTCTGCTGCTGCAGGCCGCCGGTGTGTTTCTGGCCGTGAACGGTGCAGGTCATGCTTCGCTCCCGGTCTCAGGGGCCTCGTATTTGTTCTTGAGAGCCCGGATCTCGACCGTCTGTTCACGGATCGCCAGAGTCGTCTCAACCTGCTTGTCGATCATCTCCCGCTGTTCGGAGCGTGCTGCGTCCAGTCGGCTTGCCCGGACTTCCTCGACGGACCCGCGGACAAGGCCTTGAGCGATCGTCGGCGGGGCAGACATGCCGCCGATGTACTTCTGCATCGCCCCGACGACGTCGTTGCGGCTGAGGAGCCCTTTGGCTTCCATCTTGAGCAGGCGATCGGCCTCCATGTCGGCCCGCTGCTGATTGGTCATCAGCGAGTCCTTCACGGCTTTCGCGGCGGCGGCCTCCTGCTCGGCGAGCCGCTTCTGAATCTCCTGCTCCTGCTTCATCAGGGCCAGGAGTTCCTCTTTCTGCTTCTTCTCCTCGTCGGCCGCCTTCTTTTTGAGCTGCTTCTCCTCTTCGATTCGCTGGAGCTCGCCCGACGCCGTCATCTCGCCCATCGCGGCGGCGTGCTCTTTGTCGGTCCGGGCCTCCCACTCGGGAGTCCCCTCCACGCCGCCGGCTGCCCGAAACTCCGGCTGTGCCAGATCAATCGCGACTTGCTGCGCGGTAATCTCGGCCTTCAGCTTCTCTTGATGCTCTTTGAGGCCAGCCAGGAACGAGTCCTGTTGGTCGAGCTCTCCTTGACGATCGTGGCGAGGTATTGCGGCGGGGCCGTACTTCGCTACGAACGCCCTCTTGTCCTTTTCGATCTCCGCGGCGAGCTTGTCCCGCTCGGCTTGTCGGCGTGCGATCTCGCCGCCGATGCGATCGTCGACCTTCTTGTTGTTGGCGAGGCTCTCCTGTTCCTTAGGGAGCTGCTTCAGGATGTCGTCGCCGCTCATTTTCCACAGATCGACCGCCTTGCCGATCCCTTCGACTTCCGCCTTGAGCTTGGCCGCCTCGTCCTTCGACTTGCCGAACGCGATTCCGAGCTGCACGGCCAGGACCGTAATCGCCGCGATGGTCCCCGCGATCGGGTTGAACAGGCTCGCCATCTGAATGGCGTTGTTCCCCATTGCGGAGACCGCCATCCCAGCACTTCCAGAGACCGAGTAGGCGGACATCGCGTCCTGCATACCGATCGCCCCCTGCTGGGCGATGAAGCCTCCTTTGGCACCGTTGAACCCGCCCCCGACAGACACGCGGGCCGACGCGCTCGCCTTCTTGAGTTCGATCTCCGTCAGCAAGCCGCGGTTATGCAGTTCCTGGAGCCGCAGGAGTTCCTTGGCGAGGAGCTGTTCACGGGTCTGCAGGCTGTCCTTGACCTGCTGAGCCTGCCGCTGCATCTCCAGTTGCCGCGCGACGTTCGCATCGTCCTTTCGCTGCTGGGCGGTCCGTCGGGCCTCCGCCATCTGGTCCGCCTGCTGCCTCTTGGCGGCGATGGCGTCCTGGGCGGCCTTCTCGGCGTCGACCTTGTCCTTTGCGGCCTTCTTCTCTGCGGCGGCATTCGCCTCAAGCTGCTTCTTCTGGGCCTCCAGTTCGACGTGGGCCTGCCGCAGCCGAGCGATCATTTCCGGAGAGACGCCGTCCTGCTTCGCGAACTTGGCCACGGCGAGTTCCGCCGCAGTGAACTCCCCCTTGAGCTGGCTGGTTTCGGCCTCAAGCTGCTGCAGCTTGCGGATCAGCCCGGAGGTGTGGTCCTCACGCGTCGCCGCGGAGAACTTCTCGAGACCGGCCGCCGCGTTGAGCATCCCCGCTTCGAACTTGGCTGTGTCCGCCGCGAGGTCATAGACGATGTCGGCCATGCTATGTCCTCAGGGGTTTGCGGTTGCGGGGCGGTTTCTTCGACGTCGGACCTGTCGGCGGTCGCCTGGAGGGACGGTTGCCGTAGCGGCCGAGGGTGCGACGCACCTCCTCGACTGTCTGCGGTCGTCTCGTCGGCTCCGCCGGTAGCGGCTTGAAGCCGGTGGGGTAGAACATGTCCGGGGCGGACTCCTTGCCGAAGGCGGCGAGAAGGCCGGCGAAACGCCAGTCCTGACGGTGCTCGCCCCAGGGCTCCACAGACCACGCCGCCACGATCTGCTCAAATCGCTCCTCCCCCATCAGGGACAGCATCGCGTCGACGTCCCAGGGGTAGACCCCGGTCAGCAGTCCGATTGGCCAGCCGGGGTAGTCTCGGGTGAGCTGCCAGGCGATTCGTCGCTTGTGGAAGAGCCTGTTTTTTTTTGCTCGTCCACGTCTGCGACTTCGCCCTTGTCCTTGGTGGCTTTCGTCTCGCATCCGCTGAGCGGCCACGCCTCGTCGAGGAGCGGGTCGAGGGTTTCTTTCGGAATGTGGTCGAGGGCCTGCCAATCGTCCTTCTGGAAGACGAGATCCTTAGTCTCAGCGTCCACGATCATCAGGACGAGCAGCCGCGGGCCCCGCTCATGGGTCACCTGCGTGAGGTTCTTCCCGTCATCGGCGAACCGGTCTGCCCAGTATGCCCACCGCTCCGAGTCGGTCAGGGACCGCAGGCAGACATCGCCCCAGCCGGGGACATCCTTGACGGTGGCGTAGCGGCGGGTGGCAGACCGAAGAATCTCGTCGCGAGAGAGCATGGGGGCCGTGTTCCTGGGAGAGGGGGAAGAGCGTGACCGGACGCGGGATCAATCCGGGTCGTATTCGGGAATCGAGTCGAGCTGGAGTTGGACGGTCCCCTTGAGGGCCTGCCGCTCCTGGGCGGTTCGCGGGAAGTCCATACAGGTCGCCTTGAACCGGGACAGGACGACCTCGTTCGCCTCGTCGAGCTCGTCGTCGGTGCCATCCGCGAAGGGCACATAGACAACTTCGTACCAGAGCTTCGGCGCGGGGCGGGTCACGAGCAGTTGCCGCATGGCCAGATGCGTCGCGTCGGCCTTCTCGCAGAAGAATTCCGCCGTCATGTCCCCCTGATCGACCACGGGGATGTTGATCGCTTCCACGAACGTGGAGCCCGTGTGGGGGACCGGAACGCGGATCGGTTTGGCATTCGGCTCGCGGACCTGGGTGACGCCGATGTAGGACGCCTCGCCGGCCTCCTCGAACACCTTTCCGTCCGACCCCAGGTAGACGCGGAGGAAGATGTTCTGGCTGTGGTCGGCGCCGCCGAATGGAAGGGTCATGAATCGAACTCCTGCGGGTGATCGAGGTCAGGGAGGAAAGGGGCGGGCCTCGGGCTATCAGGCGGTCTTGCCGAGGATCGCGACGGCGACGTTGATGGTCTGGCCGCCGGCCGAGTTGGCGATCTTGATGACGTCGCCGGTGCTGGCGGTGACCGTCCAGCCGTCGAGGCAGTTGGCCGCGAGGAACACGCCATTCGGGCCGATCGTCAGATAGTCCGCTGGCGCACCGAAGAGCGGGACGTGGTTCGTGTCGCCGCCGATCTGAATGTTCTGACCGGTCGTCGTCGAGAGGTTCACGATCTCGACCGCGTAGACCTTCGCGAAGACGCACGACACCCCCAGGGCGTCGAGTAGGCTTCCGGAGAGGTCGAGGCTTTGCGAGTTCGCCGTCGGGATGGCGAAACCGTTCGTGTAGAGCAGGTTCGCGTCGCTCGGGACCTTCTTGAACAGCCCGGCGTTGTAGTCGACCTTGGGGGCCGACCCGTCAACGCGGGATGCCGAAAGGGTGGCGGCGATCTGAGCGGAAATCCGAAGGTTGGAGAGCATCAGGGACTCAACTTTCCCGCCCTCTTGAAGGCGCGATTACAGGTTTCGACGAACTTCCGCCGAGCCAGGGGCAGGGCGTTTCCAACTCCGCGGGGAACCATCCCCGACTTCAACACTCGACCGCGGTACTTTCGGGCATTCCCGGTCTGCTCTGTCCGGCCGCGAACCCATCGCGTTTTGAACTGCTTCCCCCGGCCGACCCGCTCCGTGATCTTCTCCCGGATGCCTTTCGAACCGGTCCATCGGACCTGTGTGCCGGTCGCCAGGAACACGGCATTCGGCCGATAGGTCCCTCGCTTCTTCCCGACGCCGACACCGACCTTCGCGTTGATCTTGGATCGGGCGTCGGACCAGACCCGGCCGCCGATCGCCTGCTGCACGCTGACTTCGCTGTGGCCTCGCGTACGGGCCTTGGGGACGGCTGCGGCGATTCCCTTCCGTATCTCCTCGACTGCCGCCCGCAGGCCGCGTCGGGCCACGGCGATGGCCTTCTTGGGCAGACGTACCCGCAGGTCCTCCAGGACGTGCGTCACGCCGAGTCGGCCGACGGTGATCGAGGTCATTCCGGCCTCTTCCAGTTGAGTACGAAACCGACGGTCTCCAGCCACCAGTCGCCGTCACAGCCCCCGTTTTGAACGGGGTCCCAATCGCCTTCCGTGTCGTCTTCCCACGCCGCGGTGATGATTCGGTCGCTCTTCAGGCCGCGGAACTTGGAGACCGCCGCCCGAACCGCCTCGGCGATGGCATGGGCCTCCGCCTCCGTGCTCTCGGAAACGGCGGTCATGAACAGCTTTGCCTCGCCGGATTTCGCCCGGCCGCCGGACAGTCCCTTCCAGGGTGTTTCGGTCGCCTTCACGACCACAAACGGACGCGGGTCGTTGGGGTCCATTCGGCTCGGCCGGATCCGCTGCTCGACCAGCGCCACGACGTCGGCGTTTGCTGCCAGGACTTCGCAGATCGCCGCTTGAACACTCACGCTCAATCCTTCGTGACAGCGATTCCAAGGCCGCCAGATTTCTCTGGAGGGCCGCGGCCAACGCCGCTGTGTCTACGGTGAGGCAGATCAATTCATCTGCTCCCGGCATTCGAGGTACAGGACGGAGCCGTTCGTCCCCGGATCCCGGACCGCCATGATGTTGAGGGTCCGGCACCGCCCCTCGGCGGTGAACTTGAACTTGTCCTGGGGCTTGATCGCCCGGGTTGCTGCGGTACTCGGAACGATCGCCCGATAGTCGGTGAACGCGATCTGCTGCATGTCGCCTTGATAGGACTCGGAACCGCCGATGGAGCGGACCAGTCCTTTCACGGGCTGCGAGGCGTCGGACTGCGGACGCTGGTCGCCAGCGGTGAGAATTCGCCGCGGCTGATCGAAGGTGAGTGTGTCGCGGGACCAGCCCACTTCCTTCGTGTGAACCCGGATCCAGTTGGGCGTCCCCTGAAACCGAGACCACGCCCGCTCACCCTCGAACGGAAGCACTTCCCACGTCTCGCCCTCCGTGGCGATCAGGTCCTGGGGGAGCGGGTCGCCCAGCGAGTAGTCGGACCGCTTGACCAGAAAGTCGCGGGTCATGAACCCGAGCTCGTGTTCCTTGAGCAATCCCGGAACGATCACCCGCGAAACGGTCGATGCGCCACGGGAGATGATCGAATCCAATCCGATCACCCCCCGCTGCGCTTCCAGTCCAGCGTCCTGAGCGTCCGAAACGATGCTCACACGTCACCCTCTTAGGCTTCGGCGGTCCAGGTCCCCGTGAAGCCGAAGACCGACCACTGGCCAGCCTTCGTGCAGACGAGGTAGACCGTCTCGCCATCGGCGTCGGCGACGAGGTATTTGCCGGCCGCTCCGGCAACGCCCGTGGACGGCAGGGCGATGACTTCCGTGCCGTTCGGGTCGAGGCGGAACTGCTGGGCGGCACCGACGCGGAACTTGAACTCCAGCCCGACCGTTGCCGGCGGCAGGGAGGCCGTGATCGTTCCCGTCGCTCCGACGGACGTCTGGATGGAGCCAGAGTCCGCCGCGGTGAGGGTGAAGTCGGCGGTACGAGCGACCACGCGGCCGGACATGCCCTTGTCGGCGGTCGGGATGTGCCGGACCGCAAAGAGAGCAGCGTCCCCGGAGCAGGCCGTGACCGTGATCCCGAACACCTTGCCGGCGCTCGAATCCTCGGTGACCTTGTTCGCGGAGTCGTTCCAATAAACGACCTTGTCGGCCGCGATCGCCGCGTCACCGGCGACCATGTAGACCCCGCCACCCGCGGCCAGGGCCCCGAGGTCACCGGCGGCGATGGGGAGGTGGGCGATGCGGACCGAATCCGCCGTGACGACAACGTCGCCAGCCGCCACCGCTCCGCCGGGAGTGTGGTCGACCATGAGCGGCGTGCCCTGGTGGAAGAATGCTTGAGGCATGTCTGTTCCTTGAAACTCCGAATGTCAGGAAATGCCCGCCAGAACACCCGGCGGGCTCGTGGCCTCAGGCTTAGGCCGCACCCTTGCTCCAAACGCCCCCGGTCGTCTCGCCGAGACCGAACCCGAAGTCGTGGTAGCCCCGCATCTCCATGCCGAGCGTCGAGAAGACGGTGTCAGCCGTTTCGATGATCGGGACCTGATTCCCGCGGTAGAAACCGACGTGGATCGGCGACCGGTCGCTCGACGGCGCCAGCAGCCCCCAGCCGGTGGAGGTCTGATTGGCGATCGCGTTCCCGTCCTGGTCCTTGATTGCCGTGTTGTTGATGTACGGCGAGCAGATCGGCGTCACCGTGCCGGCGTGCGGGTTCTTGCTGACGACCGTGGACGAGCCGCCGACGAGGTTTCGCTCCGTCGCGAGGACGTCGGCCGTGTCCTTGTTGGTCGAGCCGACCACGAGGAGCGTCGGCGTCACGAGAACGGGCTTGCCGTTGGGATCGACGAAGTCGATGAACATCTGCTTGGCGGTCGACAGCGAGCTGATCTGCAGGTTGGACGAGCCACCGCTGAAGTAGTTGTTGTTGCCCGCAGCGAAGTGCGTCCCGATGGAGGCGAGGAACAGAACCCAGTAGCCCTCGTCGAGGCGGATCGCCGCGGCACGTCCCATCGCCTTCGGCAGCATGGAGAACGCGCCGAGGTCGTCATTGGCCTGCATCTGCCGAGTCAGGGCGATGATCGTTCCGTAGGTGTCGGCTTTCACCGAGTACCCGGCTTCCGACACCCCGGCCCGCTTCAGCTCGCCGTCGGTTCCGACCTTCTTGTAGGACCCGTTCATGTCGAGGCGGTAGCCGGTGTGAACCTTGAAGTCGTTCACGGACCGGATGAACGCCAGCTTCTGCCAGGTCGTCTCCACGGACTCATAGCCGCTCATGAGCTCCTTGTTGGCGACGTTGCCGAGGATGCCCGTGAGGCTGATCGTCGAGAAGCCTTGGGAGGCGACCACCTCCCGCTCCGACCGCATCGTGGCGCGGATGAAGTCGTCGCCGGTGCGGGATCCGCGAAACCGCGATCCACGGCTCGACATGATCTCGTCCGCCACGCTCATCATCGTCCAGCCGCGGTTCTCCTTCGAAAGAGCCGCGTTGACCGTCTTCTCGCCGTAGTGCTTGGCGAGCTTGTCGTCGGGCCACCCCAGCTGCTTGAGGAGGGCCGCTTCGACGGTCGGCTGGTCGAGCTCCGGCGTCTTGGAGTGGATCGGGCCCGTCCAAGGCATCCGCCCCTCACCCTTCGGCAGGGCGGCCTCGACGATGGCCAGCTTCCCCGAGTCGAGCGAAATCTTGCCCGACATGACGTTCGTCCGAATGCTGGCCGCAACTTCGGGGTTCGCGTTGTACTGCTTGGCGTACTCGTCGACCTCGCGCCCGAGAGCGTCCGCCCGCATGCGGGTGTTCTCCGCCTCCAGGGCGTCGAGCCGCTTCTGCAGGGCGGCCGAAACGGTCTGCTGTTCGTTCAGCTGCGTCGCCAGCTCCTGGTCCTGAACGGGGGTGTCCACTGCGGTCGTCATCTGCTTTCCTTCAGTTGCAAGACTGGCAGCCAGCACGACCGCCTTTGTGCCTCTCCCACCGCCGACACCGACGAAGGAGACTTCCTTCAGAACACCGGCCCGAACAACGTGGACGGGACCGTGAATCGTTTGCCCGTTGACCTGCACCGACTTCCCGCGGGGAACCGGCTGAATGCGACCCTGGTCCGGGTCGACGCAGATCGAAGCATCCCACTTGAACCCGCCGGCCTGGGCCGCCTTGATGCGGTCCTTCGGTCCCCCCGGAACGCTCAATCGGCCCCGCGTGCGAATGTTCGTGGCGGCGATCTCGACCAGCTCCTGGTGACCGACGGTGTCGCCGTGTTCGAGCTTCGCCTTGACCTGATCCGGCTGGCGGAGGCCAACCAGATCGATCACGACCGGAGCGTCATACCCGTCGACATGCAGCCGGCCGCCGTCGTAGGCGTCCATCGCAAAAACGTCCGGGTCCTTCTCATCGAAGGTCAGTGCCGCGCGGATGGAAATGGGCTCGTGCATGGCCGAAAGAATGCCATGCCGTTGCAGAACGGGAAGACGAGCAGGAGCAATTCCGGAGCGATTGCAGCCAACTTGCTATTAGTAGCAATCGGACGGCGCCTCGACGCCTTGGAAACTGTCGAGGGAGGGTGTGATACTGCCGCTGGAGCCTGTCATCTTTTGCTTCTTCGGCCACACCACCAATGAAACCTTCAGCGGCAGACTTGTTGAATCAACTCAATGAGACAGATGAGCATCGGCGGGTAGAGGCGAAGTCTTCGCTGACGGAACTTGGGGACGCCGTCCTGGAAACGATCTGCGCGTATTCGAACGAGCCTGGTTTGCAGGGTGGGTTTCTTATGTTGGGAGTGGCCCAGTCCCCCTCAACGCTGTTTCCAACCTACGACGTGTGTGACCTCGAAGATCCAGACGCAACGCAGTCAATTCTCGCAACCCGGTGCCGGACTGAGTTCAACGTCACCATCCGCCCGCAGATCGCCGTCGAGATTGTTCGGAACAAGAGAGTCGTCGTCGCGTACGTCCCAGAGGTGTCCGCGAACGAGAAGCCCGTTTTCATCAAGAAACTTGGACTTCATAAAGGCGCGTACCGGCGAATCGGCCCAACAGACCAACTCTGCACCGAAGACGACTTCTGCAACCTCTTCCAATCCAGAAAGCCGGAAACATTCGATCAACAGGTCGTTAACGCGACTGTCGAAGCTGATCTAGACCCCGAAGCCATCCAGCGAGTGCGAGAGGCCGTCCAGAAGAACGAACCAGATGCGGAATGTGTCGCACTTCCTGATCCGGAGTTTCTGGTGGCCATGGGAGCGGCGAAGGTCGTGGAGTCCAAGACCCAAGCGACGCTGTCGGGCCTCATGGTCTGCGGGAAGCGCGACGCCATTCGCCGTTGCATGCCGATGGTTCGGGTTGATTACATCCGGACGGCTTCGACGCGATGGATGGAGAATCCCGATGCCCTCACAGAGTGCACCAGTTTTGCAAGTCGCCTACCGGACGTAATCTCGCGCGTGCACGCCGCAATCCTCGCCGACCTTCCCGTGCAGCACTCTCTCGAAGATGGAGCTGTGGAACGAACAGAGACTCGAGCGATTCCGTCGCGGGTTGTCCGCGAAGCTGTAGTAAACGCTGTCATGCATCGAGACTACCGGACTCCCGGGCCGGTTCAGGTCATTCGCTATCCGAACCGCCTGGAAATCAGGAACCCCGGATTCTCTCTGAAATCCGACGACCAGTTCTCGATGCCGGGCTCAATGCCGCGGAACCCGGCGATCTCATCCCTTTTGCACGACCTACGACTGGCTGAAACTCGGGGGATGGGATTGGGAATCATGACGCAGGCTATGAACAGCATCGGGATGTACGCGCCATTCTTCGATTCTGATCGTTCCTCCAACATGTTCTCCGCTTTCTTCGTCTTCCATCGGGTTCACTCTCCAGAGAGCGACTGTTGGATCAAGAGTCTCGGCATTAGCTTCCCACTAACCGAACATGATAAGCAGGCGCTTGTTTTCGCGCGCGAGATGGGCGGGATCAACATGGGGGCTTACAGATCCATCAGCGGTCTCGACTCGCTGCAGTCCAGCCGCCGATTGAGGCTCCTCCGCGACGCCGGGATTCTGCGACTCAAGGGCCAGACCCGAAAATACTACGTGCTTGAGGAGAAAGTGGGGAGTTCCGACGGAAAAGTGGGGAGTTCCACGCCCAAAAGTGGGGAGTTCGCCCCAAAAGTGGGGAGTTCAAATGGGGTAACAGAGGATGACTTTTCCGAGGTGCCGGACGTCGTTTGGCAGAAAATCGGTAAGCTCGGAGGGCGAGCATCCGCCAGTCGAATGCAGAGGGCAATCCTCGAATTGTGCGCCTGGCGCCCTCTAATGCCAGCAGAGATAGCTAAGTATCTCGACCGGACATCGGTTAAGCGATTAGTTGCGAGTTACATTACGCCGATGGTGGAGTCTGGTCTTCTCGAAAGAACCATACCGGACATCCTGAATCACCCCGCACAGCGATATCGGCCCACGACGCAAGGGCTTTTCGACATTCTCTGAGGCTTCACCAGAGTAGTCGGTCACACCGGCAACGTGTCGTTCGCGGGCACTTTCGCCTGCTGCGGACCGAAAACCCGGTTGAAGATCGCTCGCCGATACTCCTCGACGGTGACACCGAAGTGAGCCGCCGCGCGGGCGTCACGGGCGTCCAGATCCGGGCATTCCGTGAGGGATTCCCGGGTCTCTTCGCCGATCCCGAGCCGCGTCTCTTGAGCGGCTGATTCGCGCGACGGGTCGACGACGAGCTTTTCACCCGGCCAGAGCCATTCGTGGCGGTCCGGTCGAACCTTCGTCCAGTCGATCTCCGGATGCCGGGCCTTGAAGACGAGCAGCCAGACCGCATAGAGCTTCGACATCCACAGCGGCGCCCAAACCTGAGACCTATCGGCCTGGATCCCGTTGTGATACGGCGTCAGCTGATCGCGAACCCCGGAGTAGCCCCCGCCGGTGTCGTATCCCAGGGCCCGGGAGAGCGGCATCTTGAAGCAGCCCGCGACCTTCCCGGCGACAATCTTGTGGATCTCGGTGGGCTGAGACGGCGACGCGTCGTCCTTCAGCGAGACCGGTTCCATTCCCTCCGGGAGGATCATCCCCAGGCCAGTCTTGCCCGGGAGCTTGATGTCCTGCCACCAGTCCTCATCGTTCCCCTGATCCTCGTCGCCCCCGCCGCCGGCCTGCGACTGCAGCAGGATCCAGAACGACGAGCGGTTCGCCTCGCGGGTGCATGTTCCTTCGAAGTACTTGCGACCGTGGCCAGCGTTGATGACTGCGGAGGCGATGCGAGGGAAACCGCGGTGCTGCTCCGCTCGGCGTTCGCGGAACGCATGCAGGAACAGCGGCGCGGGGATCGTGTCGGCCTTCAGCTGCAGCCCGATCTTGTCCAGGTACTGCGTTCCCGGGTGGGCCAGGAGGACGTCGTAGGCGACCGGCTCGTTTGTGTGCGTGTCGATGTGGACCCCGTCGATGTAATCCGACTTGATCCACGCCCCCCACTGCGGCGACGCCAGGCGGTCCGACTCCAGGGCGACAGGGATTGGCCACGTCTCCGTAAACCGAATCTCCGCGCAGGCCTCGCCGTCGCCACCCGACTCCGCGACCACAGCTGTGCGCAGCTTGGCGGAGAGGTTCTGCGCTCTCCAATAGTCCGCCCAGTCCGCCTCGATCATGCGGTCAACGGTCGGGTCACCGCTGTCCAGCTGCAGCGTTGGGCCATCCTCCCCCACCAGATCGTCGGCATAGGTCTCGACGACGCGGAACACCATGTCGTTGTTCTGGAGCTCATAGCGTGCAATCGCCCGCAGGGCCCGGCGGACCGTTGGGGAGAGGGTAGCGTCCGCGTCCTTGAAGTCGGCCAGCTGCCAGAGATCATCCCGCGCGCGGGCCGCCTCGATCGCCGCCATCACGGACGGCGGTAGCTGGCGGATCTGCGACCGGACCGGAGGAGGCGACGTTTCAGCCTTCGGCCGGCGTCCCCGAAACGGTGCCAGGAGTGCGTCAATCAGTCCGAATCCCATGTTCATCGATCCTGTGTGGTCATGCGGAAAATACGGAGGAAACCCTTAAGCGACTTCGTCGGCTTGAGGTTGCCGGTTTCGGCCTCGCGGGCGTCTTTCTCCGCCTGCTCTTGGGGTGTCAGGAACGTCGTTTCCACGCCGTCCGTCTTCGTCGTTTTGATGTCGCGCTGAGACATGATGGACCTCCAGGACTGATTCGCCGGTCGTCATGAAGACACCGCATTCGCAACACCGGCGACGGCGTTTGCGGCACTTTTCCACTGTGTCCCAGACATTCACGACAATCGTTTCGCGGCAGGTGCAGATAGGGCAGGTGATGCCGCGGGAGACTTCGCCATCGGGTTCGTTGTCGGCTGTCATAGCCCCCTCTTTCGTGCCGCCGCGACGCGGCTTGTCTTCTGCTTCCGGGACACTTCACCCACCGAGATTCCGTTGAACCCGGCCACCATCAGCGTGCCCGTCGCGGTGTCGAGAAGGTGATTGTCTTCCCCCGGCTTGGGCTCGTATTCGTAGCCGTCGCGGTCGCCGACCTTCACGAACTGCCGCGTTTCGGCCGTGAGGTGGGCGGAGATCATCTTGTGATCGAGGGCCAGGTCCGTCCCCTCGCCGAAGAACGAGATGGCGGAGGCGGAGCCCAGCGGGAGCGACAGCCGATCGTGGAGCCGCGTCTTCCATGCGTTGGCATCGAACTCGGCGATCCGGATCTGCCGTCCCTTCGGCGGGACGATCCGGGAGTTCCAGCCGCGCGTCTCGCCGTCTACCTTGTCCCATGCCCCCATCGGCTTCTTTTTGACCGAGAGCGGCATCCCCTTCGTGGGGATCAGGATCGCCTTGTGCTTGCTCGCGCGGCAGAACCGGTAGATCGTTTCCGTCTCCCAGCCAGAGTCGATGCCGATCTTGGCCATGTTGTGGGCGACGCCGGATTCCGTGAAGAGCGGCTGCGAGGCGAGCTCGTCCGTCAGCTGGCCAAGGGCCCAGAAGATCATCGCGTCAACGTCGCCGTCTTGGCCGTGTGCCTTCCGGAACGCTTCGGCGATCGTCGGGCTGGCCTCTGAGGCATGGATGTAGGACCGATGCTGGTGCGGCCAGCAGCCGTAGGCGATGAACGAGCCTCCGAACGAGCCCCAGTAGGCCGCGGCGGTCCACCACAGCACCGTCTGACCGACGTCGATGTGGGAGACAACCACCTGCGTCTCCGCCGGCACAACCCACCGCTTGAGGCCGCTGCGTCGCTTCTCCAGAGCGTCGGCCTTTGGGATCCCGGTGTCGGCCTGCTCCGCCTTCGGAGCGTTCTGGTACTCCGCCAAGACCATCGGCAGACCGTTGTCGGCGATCTGGTTGTAGATGTGCTGCTGGGCGGAGATCTCCCCGGGCCGGAACCGGAACTTGTTGACGACCGTGAAGCCGGCGTCCATTTCCTCGCGGTTGACGACGTAGTGCTCGGTCGCCAGCTTCCCTTCCGGGTCGTGGCCAAGCCGGCGGCCGTCCTGCCGGAGCTCGACATACTTCAGCCAGAGGGTCTTGGCGTCCTCCGTCTGGGGCCACTCGATGACCTGCTTGTACCGGTCGCCGTTGTAGGTCGCCCGCTGCTCGCGGTCCGTGTACTCGGCCGAGATGCAGGTGTCGTTCTGGATCGTGCAGAGCAGAACCACGGAGAGGTTCTTGTCCGGGCCCCCGGCGCCCGCGATGGCGCGGTCGATGACGCCGCGGATGCGGGTCTTGAGCCGCTTGGAGATGGCCGACTGCTCGTCCTCGATGTCGTCGAGCAGGGCGAAGTCCGGCCGCTGGGCTCCGTCACGCTTGCCACGAATTTTGCCAAAAATTCCGACGCACTTGATCCGCGCTCCCGAGAACGGAGCCGGCCACATTTCGAAGGTGTTGCCGCATTCGAGACACAGGAACGGGCCGCCGCCGAGATCCCCAATCGTGTCCGCACAGAGGCAGAGGGGACACCAGGTCATCCAGACCGTCGGGAACTTGACCGTCTTCTTCGACCAGGCACCCATCGTCCGCCGGCCATTCACGGTCTGCTTCATCGCCTTCTGGGGCGCTTCCGACAGATCGCGGATCGGGATGCAGAGCTCCGGGTAGTCCTCCGCAAGCAGCTCGTTCGTTTCGACCGGGCTCTTGATGTTCGTCAGAATGTCCGCCGCCGCCTCGCCGTTGGCCGCGACGATCAACGGATAGTGGATCTTGCCCCGGATGATCCCCTTGAGCGTGCAGCCCTCCACGATGGACGTCTTGCCGCCGCCTCGCATGTCGGCGATGGCCTTCTGCCCGCCGTGGTCAAAGCGGTAGTCGATCTCCGAGATGATCGACGACTGGTTCGGCGAGAAGGGTAGATAGAACCGGTCGCCGAGGTAGTGCCGCAGCCAAGGCTCGGTCCCGGCCGCCTCAAGTTCCAGCCGGCGGCGGCGGTCCTTCACCGGCGGGATTTCCAGCGCCCGTTCCTGGGCTCGCTTCAGCGCCTTCCGCTTCTGGTCGCGAGCCGCTTCCGACGAGGGGGAGACCGTTCGCCGGAGCAGCGAGTCCCAACTTTCGCTGCTCATGCAGGAAAGCAATTCGGGCAAGGATCTGGTTTCGTTCGGAGCTGCGATCATCCCGATTCTCGTCCGTCTCCTGCTTGGCGTTCTGGCCTTCCATCGCCACGAACACGCGAGCCGCCGCCAGCTGCTCCCTCGCGTCGCCGTTCTCCAGCACCGTCTCAACCTGCTTGATGACCTTGGCTTTCAGGTCATCCGAGATCGGCCACCGGTTCCGAATTGCCTGTTCCACGAGTCTCAAGTCCGACCGGGACGGTCCGCCCACAATGCCCCCCTGACCCCGTAACCGTCAGGCGGACGGACTATGTTGATTTGGGTGGGGCAGGCTGTGCGGTTTGGCCGGTAGGCGACCAGCCGGGGGGCCCCTGCGAACCTTCATGCCAAGTCGGGCCGATCCGGCGGCGTGCCTCGCGGATTTCGTGGAATTCCTGCTCATGGGGAGGGTGCCCTCTCGGTCTGGCCGATCATGCGATCGACCATATAGAAGATGGCCGGCACGACCACGTTCCAGGGGAAGGGGAGGACGTAGCCGCTCCACTGCCCAATCCTCACCAGCTTCTGCCACAGCCACGGGACACCGTTGGCGACGAATGCGGCCTTGAGCAGTGCCCGTCTGTGCTTCCGCATCTCTCGACGGTGGGGAGCATCAGGGCTCGCCATCACCGTCAGCACGGAGTTGAACGTCACCTCAGCCGCGTCGGCGTACTGCTCCCACCGGGCCGGGTCGATTCCCTGCTCCTGGGCTTCCTGCTTGGCACGCTCTCTACGATCCAGGCGGATCCCCTCCGCTACCTCGGCCGGGTCGGTCGTCCAGGGGGCATTGACCATGAACGCATTCGGCCCGATCGAATCTGCTTCGACCGAGCCACAGAAGGGCGTCGTATTCCCGTCGGCTTCCACGCTCACACCTCCTTCTCGAACGAAACGATCAGGTGCAGCCCGGCCACGATCCGGCCATCGAAGTAGACGTCCACGTATTCCAGCCAGGGATTGACCCCGTCCCGATCCACTTCCAGCCGCTCGCTGGGGGTGATGCGAAAGCCGTGCGGTTGCGGCTCCACAGAGAACCGGAACGGCGCCCGCACCTTCAGGTTCGTTCCCTTCGTCAGTTCGATGAACCCGGCACCCAGTTCCCGAGCAAACTTCGCCACGGCGGCGGCCTGGTCGGGAGACTGGGCAACCGAGAGGTTCGCTTCCTGGGTCATCGTCGCCACAAGTTCAGGAAGTCCTTCAGGATGAGGAACATCCCAAGCCAGACTGCAAAAAAGAACACAGCACATGCTGCTGCGGAAAGTCCAAGCCAAAGCAGAACCGTCCACACATGACGCATCGTGATTTCAACAGCCAACAGCATTACCGCCTCCGTCGGGGGAAGTAGGTCCGGATCTGGCCACCAGCCTGCGGGGCCGGGCAAACGCCACCAGGGCACGGGGTGGCCTTGGGGGCGTCAGCCACGATCGGCGTCATGGTCGTGATGAGCTTCGAATCCGGCTGCAGGCCGCGAATGGTCCCCAGGAGACACCCATCGTCCCCGAAGACACCTCCGCCGCTGTCGCCGTTGTGGACCGGCGTCTCACAGGCGTCCAGCGGTACCAGACCGAATCCAGCCTTGATGTCGGTCGCCCCAATGTAGGTTCCCTGAGCGAACGACTTCGTCTTAAGCCCGTAGACCGTGACCCGTTCGCCGTAGACCGGCACTCGGACCGGAACCGGCTTCAGATTCGCCCCGGGGACGATCGCCACGGAGAAATCCTTCCCGGCGACCGGTGACCAGTTTGCCCGCTTCCATTCCCCGTCGACCAGGACCTCGGCGCGACTCCCGGCCGGCATCTGGTGCGTCAGGTGAGCAGCCGTGTGGATCTTGTCCGGACCGACCGCCACGCCGCAGCCGTCGAACGTCATGCTTCCCTGCTGCCCGATGACGCCATAGGCCATGCGGACGGGATAGACCGATTTGACCCACTCCGGGTCGATCTTGGGCGGATCCGCGGCGGCCGGGACCTCCGGCAGCTTGATTTCCGGAATGACGAACTCCGGGTCCTGGGGGAGCCCGGTGAACTCCGGTGCGATCGGCTCGCCCGAGACTTCGGCCGGCAGGGCGACGATGGGCAGGGCGACCGACTCCACCGCAGCGACGGCAACCGGCGTCACGGAGCGGGGGACCAGCGACAGGAGGGCGAGGAGCAGGGCGGAGCCGAGTGCAGAGCGGATCATCAGTCGATTCCCATCGGGTTGAACTGGCCCTCGTACTGGCGGTGGGGCGATTCATCGCCGAGCAGGACATACGCGCCGTACGGGGAGTAGTTCCGGTCCCGCATCTCTTCGTAGGCGGGTTCGGAGATGAAGAAACCTTTGTCGTTGTGCGAGTTCGCAACCCAGAACAGCCACTCACCGCGGGCGGTCAGGACGGGCCAGACGACCTCCGTGGCGTGTCCGCTGCTGCCGTGACTCCGGCGGTATTGGCGACAGACTCGAGCCGTGAGGCCGGGGACGATCTCTTCCGTCCGGAAACTGAGCCCCCAGAAGTGCCCCCAGTGGATCGGGTTGCCGAGGGCCAGGTGAATCTTGGCTTCGCCGAAGGACGGGGCGACGATCGCGCCGCTGATCCGCCGGGTGGCGGCACTGGCCTTGATGGCGGCCGTGTTCCAGCGGTCGAACTGCTGCCGGTTGCGGGTGTACTGGGAGTAGGGGTATTCGAGCTCCAGCGGAGCCCCAATGTCCTTCAGGAGCTTGACCGCGGCCGGAACGGACGTCCCCGTGTTCTGCCCCAGCTTCCCGTCGATGATCTCGGTGCCCTGATAGACGAACATCCGGGATTGCTCGCCGGCCTTCCCCTTCCGCCGCTTCTCGACGACCTCATTTCCGGACGTCGCGGAATTGGCGTTGCAGTCGTTTTCCTTCTGCCACTCGTTGCGGAGGAAGTTCCGCGGGTCGTTCTCCGCGGTGAGCAGCCGCTGCCAGTCCGGGAAGTCCTTCGGGTCCAGGGGGGCGCAGACCGAGAGCGAGCCATCGACTTCGGCTCGCAGCTCGTCGGATGCGATGATGATTCCGCTCACCGTGCCTCCATTCCCGCCGCGAAACTGCGGAACCAGTCCGCCCGGGCCTTCGCTTTGACCGCGTCGTCGGCCTTCAGTTCCCGGACCTTGGCGTACATGGTTTTGAACCCAGCCCCAGGGCCGTCCGCGTCGTTCGCCTCTGCGGCCTTCTTGCGGGCGATCTCCCTCCAGGCTGTCATCTCCGCGACTTCGTCCTTGAACTCCATCGCCTCGACGCGGTCAGCGAACTTCCGGGCCTCCACGCTCGTTCCCGCCCGATAGGCGTTCCGCATCGCGATCGCTGTGGCGCTCCCCTCGCCGGACGGCAGGGGCTCCGGAGCCGGAGGAGAAGCCCCCTGCCGTCCCATCGAGGAGACCAGCAGAAGCACAACGGCGGCGATCGACAGGAAGATGTTCCGGGAACTCACTTCGATTCCCCCTTCACCGGCCGCATCAGTTCCGTCAGGGCGGAAACGGTATGGTTCAGAACCGCGTCCCGACCCTGGGCCCGGGCGATCTTGGCCACCCGCAGCAGTTCAGCCGCAGCGGTGTCGATCTCGTCCTCGGCACTGGCGACGGGAGCGGCCTTCTGGGCCATGAACGGCAGCCAGTTCAGCCAGCCGCGTTTCTTCGCCTCGGATCCGCCGACGATCGTGACCAGCAGAGCGGACAAGCCGCCGGCAACCGTCTGCCAGTTCTCAAGCAACCAGGTCATTCGAGCCCCTCAAGAGTTATCGGCCTGCCATGCCTCCACAGCGGCAACGAGCCACGCGAGGCCGGCGGAGACCGCGGCGTCAGCCATGCCGTAGTCAAAGGCGTCGAGGACACCCAGACCGGCGATCGAACCGGCGGCGAGGAACACCACGGCCGCCAACTTGAGCGTGTAGCCGAGGTCCTTCAGGTCGAACGTCTTCGGCTTGGACGCCTGGTTCGTGTTCAGGAGCAGCCGGGCGAGTGAGAAAATCCGGTCGATCATGGGTTCACCGCGAAGGGTTTTTCGTTGACGCGCCGGTTGTTCAGAACCTCCCGCATCCACTGGCGCTCGGCTTCGCGGTCGTCCTTGATGAGCTTGATCTGCTCGGTGTGCTTCGCCTCGGAAGCCTCATAGCCCGACTGGATCTGCCGGAGCAGGCCGGGCACCAGCGCCTTGACGTCCTGGACGCCGTACCAGATGGCGGCGATGAGGATGGACAGGAACGCGCTCAGCACGACGACCGTCGGCGGTTGCGAGAACAGGAAGTCGGCGGCGCGGTCCTTGATGGACCGGGGGCATGCGGGGGAATCGCCAGACATCGGACACCTTGAAGCAAAGAAAGCCGCTCGATGCAGGGAGTGTCCACGAGAAGCCCCGCGCGGCTATGCCACTTTGGCCGTGTTTCAGCCCATCAGTTGCCAGAGACCTCAACCGGTGGAATTTCCGCATCGTGCGTGAGGCGGAGCGGTTCCCCTGGAGCGTCCAAAGCGGGAGTCCGGCAGAGTTTGTCCGGGTTGACGGACAGCGGCTTCTCACAGGTCGTGAACCGCTCGTTGCACCGCGCGCAGAACCGCCGCCGCTGATAGGCCGGGATCCCGTTCGCCTCGACGTTGTCGCCGTAGATCACGCGGGTGAGTTGCTTGCAGTAGGGGCATTGCATCGGGTCGTCTCAGCGAGTTGAGCGGGAGCGGTCAGGTTTTCCAATTGACGAGTTCCCACATGGTTGCGATGAAGGCATTTCGACCCTCACGCCGGAACTGCTATGGCCTTCGATTCCCACAAACTTTCCCCTGCGGCCGCATTCATCCTCGAAGCGGCGCGGACGTTCGAAACGCCGTTCTTTGTGCGGCATGCCGACGGTCGTTTCAGCGTGATCCTCGGGGACGTTCCTGACGGGCCGGACTTCACTGAGGACGAGCTGAAAGACGCCATCAGCGATCTGCAAAACCTGCGACTCATCATGGAAATCACCACAGGGACATTCCGGGTCACCGACCGGGGCCGATTGGCGAGGTAGGCCGGCCGGTCATCTCAAGGCTCCCACTTGTCGCTAAACCACGCTCCGACGATCCGAGCCAGCCGGGCATCGACCGGGCCGGGTTTCTGGTCCCGCGCGAAATGCAGGGTCCACAGGTGCGTCTCGATCACGCGGCGGGCTCTTACCCGGGCGGAGATTTGATCCATGAGTTTCATCTGGGCCTCAGAAGTTTGCGGAGTATTCCTGCTCGGGGGCCTTCTCCCCGAACTTCACGCAATGCGGCATCCACACCAGGGGAATCGTCCCCTTCGGGCCGGCGCGGTTCTTGGCGACGATCAGGTCAACCTCCCCGGGCCGATCCTTCTCGTCGAACTCGCTCGGTCGATGGATGAACAGCACGGAGTCCGCGTCCTGCTCGATGGCGCCCGACTCCCGCAGGTCGGTCAGCCGGGGCCGCTTGTCCTCGCGCTGGGCGGGGCTCCGGCTGAGCTGGGCCAGGAGCATCACCGGGATCTGCAACTCCTTCGCCAGCACCTTGAGCCGCCGGGTCATCTCCGCGACCTGCAAGTGGCGGTCAAGGTTCTTCGACTCCGACTCGATCAGGCCGAGGTAGTCGATGACGATCATCCCGATGCCGTAGGTCCGCTTCGCACGCTTGGCGAGGGACGCGATTGACGAAACCGTTTGCCGCGGGCTCCCATCAACGGCCAGCGACATGGGCGCAATCGTGTTGGTCGCGTCGGTCAACTCGAACTGTTGCTGCTGGTCGAGCTCACCGCGGAGAAGTTTCTGCCCGTCCAGCTTCGCTGAGATGCAGAGCATTCGCTGCATCAACTCCGTGTCCGCCTGCTCCAGGCTGAAGATCATCACCCCCTTTTCCGGCTTCTGGGGGACCTCCTGACCGCTGTCCTTCCGCCGCTGCCAGTTGGCCAGTCCTGCCCTTGCCACAGCCAGAGCGAAGTTGCAGACCAGGGCCGTTTTTCCGACGCCGGTGCGAGCGGCAACGACGATCAGTTCTGAGGGGTTGAAACCGTTGGTCAGTCTGTCGAGGGATGGAAAGCCGCTTGGCAATCCGCTCGGCAGGCCTGACTCGTCGCCGGCCTTTTCCATGCGTTCGAAGATTCGCTCGAACGTGCGAGGCAGGAGTTTATCGGCGAACATGTCCGCCATGTTTCGGCCGCCCATCTCGGCGCCCGTCTCGGTCAACCGCCGGACCGCGGCTTCAACGATCTCGTCTGCGTCCTGGGCGCGGGCGCCCGTCGCCATCCGAAGGATCTCTTCGCCCACTTCCCGAACGGTCCGGAGTTGATGCGCTCGATGAACGAGGTTCGCGTATCCCTGAACGTTGATCGGCTTGAAGTAGGGGTCGTCGAGGACCGTCAGACGCACATAGTCGGCACCGCCAACGGCCTCGAGAGTCCCTCGCCGCCCGAGCTCTGCCACGACCGCCGCGATGTCCAGCGACCGTTCGCCGCGTTGATACATCGCCTGCATCGCTTCAAAGATCCGCCGATGCTGCGGGAGGGCGAAGGACTCAGCGGTGACAAACCGCACGACCTCGTCCATCGCCAGGTTCTCGTCGACCAGGATCGACCCGAGGACGTAGCGCTCGTTGTGGATGTCCTGCGGCGTGAAAGTCGGTACCAGTTCCATCAGTGGGCACCTCCGACCCGCGACCGCGGCCGACGGAACGAGTTCCAGTTGCAAATCAGCACGTCAGCCCCCGCCACCAGCCGGTCCCAAACCTGGGGCGTCAGTCGTTCTTGAGCCGACCCATCGTCCAGCACGTTCACCGTTGCCCATGTCGGCCGGTCGTATCGGCCACGGCGATCCAGAACGCGGTAGAGGAACTGGGCCTGGAACTCGGTCACCTTCCCGCCCGGAGGTACCGGATCACTCAGGACCAGGATGTCCGCCGCGGACAGGTGATCGACGAAGTCATCCTCACCGCCGGGGATCCCCATGTAGGTCCGCGCTTTCGCGAACAGGTCCGGGCCGTTGAACCACAACACCGCCTTCCGCTCCATCACGGCGACCTTCACCAGCCACGCGGCCAGCCGATCCTTGCCCGTGCCGACCGGTCCCATGAACACGATGTTGCGGGTCAGGCGGGCCAGCGTGGGTTGCCGCTCCGGGGAGGTGTAGCCGGTCTGCTCGCAGATCCAGCTGATCACCTTCCGCTGCAGGGCGGAACTCTCCGGGTTGCTGGAGTAGACCCAGTCGGACATCCGGACATCGGCGTATTCCGGCCCCACGATCCGCTCAATAATCGGAACTACGGACTTGGGGCCGGGCGGCGGGGTCGAAGATGTCTCCAGTGAACTGTTTGATTCCATTGGACTTTCCCGAAGTCTTGAACACCCGGTCGTAGGTGCCGCCCACGATGTCATCGAGCCACGATGGTTCGGTTAGGAAGCGTTTCAGCGTGGGGCGGTAGTGATCGCCGCTCGACAGGACAAACGGTCCGTCTCGAAACTTCGCCATCGCCAGATCGGCCTGCTGGCGCCAGTGGGGATCCTGCCAGCACTCCCGGAACACCGACTGCAGATCCCGGGGAATGGCGTTCTTCGAAACCTTGCTGGACCCCTTGAGCGGGTTCCAGACGTCGCGGATGAAGTCGGCCCCGATCGTGTCCCAGTCCGGGGTGTGCTCGTCGTAGTGAACTGGGTCGTCGATCAGGGGGTCAGAACCGAGCGATTTAGGTTCTTGCGCTCCAGTAAGAGAGATACTCTCTCTCTTACTCAATACCGAAGTTGAAATTGAAGCGGGGGGTTCTAGGTTATGGCTAGGTTTTGAGTCGCCGCCGTCAGTTGCCGCAAGTTGTGTTCTAGGAGGACCTTGAGAGGACGAATCGTCAGAAAACCTAGCGTCCGTTTCGCTTTGGGTTAGGTTAGGGTTAGGTTTGCCCCTTTTGAGCCCCTTTTGCGCAACTCTAGGTTTCGGATTCCGCGGGCGGCCCCCCATTTTGCCGTTTTCGGAGGATGCCCGGTGACGCCTGTATTTGCGGGCCATCCGGCGGCATTTCACCGTTACGATTTCCCCCTCATGGGCGACCTCGGCAGCTCCGGTTTGCTCCAGGTCCTCCACCGCCTCGGCCATTTCATCCGGGGTGCAGCGACACTCCCTCGAGAGCTGCTCGACCGTCCCGGAAACCGTCCCGTCGCCGCGTGCGTCATGGATGGAGCAAAGGATGTCCATCCAGATTCCGCGCGTTGCGGGGCGGCACCGGGAAAGATGGGGATCCTTTTTCCAGTCGCCGGTGTAGAACTGAATTGCCGGGAGCTTCTTCATGGGTCAGGTCGAGGCTCCCGTCGCCGGGAGCACTGCCACGGAGCCGTGCATCGCCTGCGTCATGGGGGTGACGCAGGTAAGGGTGGAGAAGTCCTCCGCGGTCACCTGGGCCCCGGCGGACCGCAAGGAGTGAAACACAGAGCGCCGCATTTCCTGCGTGGCCTTGGTCCGATCCAAGATATCGCCGATGTGCGTGCATTCGTTTGCGCGGTACGCGAGTTCCTCCGCATCATGGGGCGTGATCTGCCGCTGCCGTCCGATCTGCAGTGTCCACTGTGCGGCCAGCGAGTTCTTCGCAGCGAGATCCAGGGCCAGGAGTAGCGCGGCGGTCAGCATCTCCTCATGGCTTCGAATCGGGCCACGGCGTAGGATGTTCATGGGACTTTTCTCCGAGAGGGAAAGGGACTGCGGCCGGCGAGGGTCAGAGCTCGACCGGCCGTTCTCATTACCGGGCCGACATCGGGAAACGGGAAACCCGATTGGCTTTCCGGGTCGGTCGTCGGGGGGCCGTCGGGGCAGCAGGTTCCGGGCGGGTCCCGGCCTCGTAAGCCAGAACCGCGGCCTCGGTAATCTTCCAGCGGCGTTTCTTCGAATCGGCTGGGCTCGTAGTGAACGCGGGGAGCGCGCCGGAAGCAATCAGGGCCAGGACAGCGGCGGGCGTGCAGTGCCACCGCGCGGCCAGCGTCGGCGGGGTGTAGAGCTCAGGCACCGGCCACCTCACGAACAGTGGCCGCAGCATCAATGAACTGCATTACGCGCTCGCGGTTCCATCGCACCAGTCCCCCAATGCGGCTCGGGGCCAGGAACGTGCCGCGGCTGACCATCTTGTCGAGGCCGCGGGTCGTACAGCGAAGCAGGGCAGCGACCTCAACGCGAGTCATCAGGGCAGGAGTGCCACTGGGCTCCGGGGTCATTGGGCACCTCGTCATCAAGAGCGAAGGGTGCCGCGAATCTTGAACAGGAACCACGTCCCGCTGACCGCGACACGTTCCAGCCGAATGCGGCGGAACGGTCAACAGCATGGGGGACAAAACGGCGATTTCTAGGGGCCACTTTGGTGGGTACTTGGGTGTCCACCCGTCGCCGTCCAGGTGGACACCTCAGTGGGCACCTTGGTGTCCACCCTCGCTGCGGCTAGGGTTTTTGTTGACCTCCTATTCAGCCCCTCGTTGTCCGAACACGAATTGACCCCAGGGCGTGCTCGTGTACCCGTTTTGTGAGTCATTGGACAGCAACCCGTGCCGGACCAGCTCGCTGAGATTCTTCTTCGGGGCATCCTCCGAGATGGTTGCCCGCTCTAACTTCGAAAGGTGCTCCACGATCTGCGGGCCGGTGAGTTCCGGATGCTCAATTACTACGCGCAGGATCTTGAGCTGCATGGGGAGCAATCGAGGGAGAGGGCGGTCTGGTATGCGCGTTGGTGGACGCAAGTCCCTCGGCGGTCTCTCCCCGATCTCAATCTCCCGAACGAGGTGTTCGATTGCGATGGCACATGCAAGTGGAAATTCCACGTCCAATGCGCGGACACTGACAGGCTCAAAGTTGTACGGCTCGTCGCGACCCGTGAACACCTTGTATTCCTCGCTCTGCAAGACGTCATGTACTCTCAATGGCCATCGAGCTTCCGGGAGCGGGATTCCTCCCATCGGCCCCCGAAGCGTAGGCTCAATTCGATAGACCGCCCGCGCGATACTGTCCCAACAGCGGGTTATGTTCGTAGCTTCGTTGTCTGACCAGAGGATCCCAAACTGATCACGGGCATCCGGCAGATATGCAATCAGATAACCCCCGCTCACAGGTTGGCTGCCACCGTCTACGCTGACGCAGCCGCTCACATACTCCTCTTGACACATGCAACCGCAGGGCGACGGAAACGGGGAAGTCTTGTCGAGAAAGCTCGAGTGCAGCAGGTAAGGCCGGGCGCTCGGTTCGCATACGAGGGTGTGGTACACACCCGGGAAGGCGTGCGCGATCTCCAAGAACTGCGAGTGGCACCACTTCAGTCGCTCAACGGACAGTTCCGTGGAAAGGCTGGTTGTCTTCAT